CTAAACGGCCGTTTTAGCCCTCTTTCGCCGCCGATCGGCGGGCACCTTGGACACACTTTGGACACTATCTGCGATCTTCGCGTCCAGATTGACCGCCACCGCGTCTAAGTCGCTGTCGAACAAGTCGGCGTACACCCGCAGTGTGATACTCGGGTCCTTGTGTCCGAGCATTCGGGAAACCGCAAGGACATTCGCACCAGCGCTGACGGCCAAACTCGCGGCTGCGTGCCGCAGATCATGAGGTGTGACCTTCTGTACCTCGGCGCGCTCGACGGCGCGGTTGAACCATCCTGTCGAGTCGTAGCTCGGGCGCTTTAGATACCCGCCGCTGCTGGCAGGAAATAGCAGATCATCTTGCGCTCGACCCTCACATCGTGCGGCCAATCGGGTCAGCACCGACGCCGCCACCGGCACCGTGCGGTTTTCCTTGCCCTTGGTCTGACCTACTTCAAACTCCTGGCCAACTTGAACTGCGTTGCGGTGCACGGATATACGGCGCTTCAAAAACTCAACATCCGCAACGGTTAGCGCTATGGCCTCGCCCCACCGCAAGCCGGTGAACGCCAGCGTCAGTACAAGATCGGCGTGGCGACCGGACTCTTCAGCCAGTCGGCACACATCAGTGTCCGTGAGATAGACGTGGCGTTTCGGGGCCTTCTTCGGTTTCTCGCCACGCTTGAACCTCCGCGCAGGATTGAACGCCAGCGCCCGATGCTCAACCGCGTCATCAAGAATGCCTGCAAGAATGCCGACCGCACGGTTGACCACGGTGGCGCTCGACCCGTCGCGGGTCATCGCCGAGGCCCACGCTTTTACATCCAGGCTGTCTACCTTGGCCACAGGCACGCTCGCCCACTTCGGTGCCACATGCTTGCCGTAGGCGTATGCGATGGTCCGGTAGTAGGACGGCGCGAGCGCCTGTTCCTGCCGAGGCAGCCACCCGAGGGCAAGGTCACCGACGGTTGTCCGGCCCCGCGCAGGCGACACGTAGGCGCCCTCAGCCTTGGAGGACTCCAACCTCGTGGCCCACGCTGATGCATCTCGCTTGGTGGTGAACCCCCTCTTGCGACTGGTGTTTCCATCCGGCTTTCGGTACCGGACTTCCCACCGCTCGCCCGCCGCTGTCTGATACCGGCTAATCGTCGCCATGCTCATCCGCTTCTCGGAATAGCGCTTTGATCTGCTCTACGCGTTGTTCCTGTATCCATGTCGGTAGCGCCCGAGCTTGGAACATAACGACATCCTGGGCAAGCCAACCAGGAAGTGGCCACCTTGCAGTTATCCAACTCCAGTATTCATGAGCCAAGACCGGGTGGCTGACGGCAGTCACCTCTACTTGATCATCTGACCTGACGGTCTGCACAAGGGGCATTAGCAAAGTAGCCGGTGAAACCCCCAGTGCTACAGCGAGAGCCACAAGGTCGTCTGGAGTCACCCGCCTTTCCTCAGCCTCAATCCGGCGGATTCCAACCGCATTGATATTCCAGCCGGCCGTCTTCTGTAGACGTTCAGAAAGCTCGGTGTAGGTCCAAGACCCGCGGAGCAGCTTGACGTTGGCGGCCACCGCTCGCGCGGTCGGGCCTATGTCCGGTTCCTTACCTGCCATCGCTCCATGGTGACACATTTTGTCGATAGATCAACAGCTCTTGACGGTAGATCACCGCCGTGCTCTACTGATATCGCCAAAGTATGGCATTTGAGATTCAAGGTTTGTTATTCGGATATTCGGAGGCGAGGAACCGTCGGGACGCACAAGTCCTGCGAAGGCCGAAGCCCCGGGGATCGCAGCGGACACGCGCAACTACGGCGGAAGTGCGACGGCGACAACCCAAAGGAGTCGAGCCTCTGAACCGTATCTCCAGAAGGGAGGGCGATAGCCCATGGCGAATGACACTGCGACATCGAAAGAGGTCGCCGCCTATCTACACACAAGTGAGGCCGGATTGGCGCAGCTGCGCTACCGGGGAATGGGTCCAAAGTTCATACGTGTAGGACCCCGAAAGGTGATCTACAGGTGGTCTGACGTTCAGAAGTACTTGGACGACAACACCTGTCAGTGCGGCGACGATCCACTGGGGGCTGCCTGATGGGCATCTCCCAGCACGACCGCGATCGGATTGAGGACCTCGGCCTCGATCCACAGTCAGATCACACCGAGGATCTGCACCCCAGAAATGCGAAAACCCCGGAGGCACCCGGGGCTTCGCGAAACCGAACTGCCCACCAGGAAATTGAAGGGAAGTCCTAAGTCATGATTACACAACCTGCCGACATCGGTCTACCGCCCGGTGCCGACATCGAGATGAGCGAGTTTCAGTTCGAGAACTACGACGGCGTGCTCGCCCGCCTGGTCTGGTCGCCGGAGATGCCGCTGCCAGAACATCTGGCCACCAGAAACATCGCCTTGGCCGTCGCTCAGCGACTGGATGGGTCGATCATCACCGACAACCCTCACTTGGCGCCAGCCATCTATGTCTTCGACACCAGCCACACGGTCGCTGATGCCCGAGCTGTTGCCAAGGCGTTGACGGATGCTGCCGACCTGGCCGACCTGTGGATCGGTGGTGCGCGATGAACAGTTGCACGAGGGGATTCACGTGGTGCAGCGGCGGGTCACCGGACTGCCGCGGTGATCATCAGGGCATCACCTACGTCTTGCCGACCCTCGGCGACGGGACACCCTTCAATCTCGATGACGACCAAGAGCCGCTGTCGATCGGTGCCGGGGTGCACTTCAACGAAAGAGAAGGTGACGGCGCCCCGCGCGTGATCATCCACATCCAAGGCGGGCCACGGGATCTCGATACTCAGATCGACATGCGGCTGACCGAGGCACACGACTTAGAGGAGCTACTGCTGCGGGCCAACGAACACGCCGCAGCGGTAACCCTGGCGTCGGTGCCGAAGTACTACAGGGAGGTCGTGCTGCCGGATGTCCAACCGTGCAGAGATCCGGGGAAGTGATGGCTGACCACGAATCGGAAACCGGGCGACACGACAGACCCTCCCCCTACGACATTCTCGGCGCCGATGGTGACTGCCCGGAATGTGGTGCGGGCGTGGGCGAGAAGTGCCGCTTCGTCAACGGCATCCCGAAGAAGGTGCCGCACGGAACACGGTGGAGGAGGCGGGCCGGATGACAGAGGACTTCGCCTCGAAACAAGTTGATTGGTGGGCGGTACACGAGTTCGTGCAACCGCTGCTGCAGGAGGTGGGGTGCTGGCCGCAAGCTGGTACCCCCGCCTGGCAGCTACTTGACCCCACTGATCCGGCCAAGCTCGCCGCCGTGCTCGATGCTGCACGGCACCACGCCCTGCGAGTGGACGCCGAGCAGGCATCGCGAGCCCAAGCATCCCAAGACATTTCTCGTGCCGCCGACTGGTCCGCTATCGCCTCAGCGATACGCAACGGCCGTGGTGACGCGTACATACCCATGAATAAGGAGATCGCGTGAAGAACGAATTCTTCGACGCCACCAAAGAGTTGGACACCATCTACACCTGGGCGCGCGCCCGGTACGCGGCACCGTGGGGCGTGCTCGGTGGAGTCCTGCTGCGGGTGTCGGTATCGACGGGACCAGAGGTTCGGCTCCCCGGCCTCATCGGCGGGCAAGCCTCACTGAACCTGGCCGTGGCGTTCTGCTCACCCAGCGGCGGCGGTAAGGGCATCACCGACAAGGTATCTCGTGCCGCGTGGCCGACACCGATCCTGGAGCGGCCTCTCGGTAGCGGAGAGGGTATCGCCGAGGTATTTCGTCAACCCCGGGAAAAGGAGGAGCGCGAGCACATCACCCGGGCGCTGATCTCCGTGCCCGAGATCGACCAGCTGGCCGGCACTGCATCACGTCAGGGCTCCACCATCTTGGCCACGCTCAAGGCGGCACTGATGGGCGAGCTACTGGGACAGACGAACGCCAGCGCGGCAACAACCCGCATCGTGGAGCCCCACACCTACCGGCTAGGACTGAGCATCGGCGCCCAACCCGGCCACACCGGTGTGNGGGCGCGCGCCCGGTACGCGGCACCGTGGGGCGTGCTCGGTGGAGTCCTGCTGCGGGTGTCGGTATCGACGGGACCAGAGGTTCGGCTCCCCGGCCTCATCGGCGGGCAAGCCTCACTGAACCTGGCCGTGGCGTTCTGCTCACCCAGCGGCGGCGGTAAAGGCATCACCGACAAGGTGTCTCGCGCCGCGTGGCCAACACCGATCCTGGAGCGGCCTCTCGGCAGCGGAGAAGGAATCGCCGAGGTATTCCGGCAACCCCGGGAAAAGGAGGAACGCGAGCACATCACCCGGGCGCTGATCTCCGTGCCCGAGATCGACCAGCTGGCCGGCACTGCATCACGTCAGGGCTCCACCATCTTGGCCACGCTCAAGGCGGCACTGATGGGCGAGCTACTGGGACAGACGAACGCCAGCGCGGCAACAACCCGCATCGTGGAGCCCCACACCTACCGGCTAGGACTGAGCATCGGCGCCCAACCCGGCCACACCGGTGTGCTGTTCAACGACACCACCGGCGGCACCCCGCAACGGATTCTGTGGATGCCCACCACCGACCCGACCATGCCAGCCGAGGCCCCGGCAGAACCGGCTCCGCTCAACACCAAGCTGCCCGCATGGAAGGCGGACAACGGCGCCGTGGAGATCACCTACGGCCCCGCCGAGATCAGCCAGACGATCATCTCGGCGCACCTGGCACGCCAGCGCGGAGAAGCCGATGCACTCGACGGCCACGCCATGCTGACCCGCTGCAAGGTAGCCGCACTGCTCGCCATCCTGCACCAGCGGTCGGTGGTCTCCGAACTGGACTGGCAGCTGTCGGCGTCGGTGATGGCGATGTCCAACACCACCCGCGAGTGGATGCTCAACGAGGCCCAGAAGATCGGTCAAGCAGCCAACCGGGCGCGCGCCCACGCCACTGCCGACCGCGAGGAGATCGTCTCGGACCGCAAACTGCAGCGGGCCAAGGAAGCGATCCTTCGACGCCTAGGGAGAGTTGACGATATCGCTAAGCGCGATTTACGTCCGACATTGAAGGCAGACATCAGGGACTACTTCGACGCCGCGCTTGTGGAGTTAACCGACACCGGCGTAATCGAGGCGGCCGAGGTTCCTAGGGGCACTCGTTACCGGCTCGCCCCATCCGCTGTACCCGAGGTACACGCGGTACCCGAGGTACAGCGTCCATATGTGCAGTTCAGTGACGCTGTACCAGAAGTACAGCGTGTACCTGAGGACAGCGGGCAACACGAAGAAATGCCCAGTTCGCCGACCATTGCCCCCGTAGCAGAGCCCATTCCATCGGATAGTCCACCCGCCCCGGAGAAGCCCGTGAAATCGGTACGGCCAACCAAATGTGAGCGTTGCTCTGTCGACCTACCGGCAGCGGCAACCGGGTCATTCTGTGACGACTGCGACGGCGTCCCTGAGTCCCCGGTGCCGACGCGTCCCGAGCCTGAACCGGCTGCCGTGGTCGTGCACAGCGAGGCTATAGCAAAGCGCAACTACGAACGCAGGAGAGCTGGATGACCCACCGTCGCTATGCCAGGCGCTGCAAATTGTGCCGACGCCGCACCCATCATCCCGATCGACTGTGTCTTCAGTGCAGATCGCAGACCCCACCCGCCGTCACCGTCGATGGCGCCGCCGTCCACATAGGCGATGGCATCACCCTGACCCAGGGTGCAGCACTAGAACTTGCCGCCGCGATCACCGTCGCGGTTGAAACCCAACGATTGAAAGAAGAACTCAATGTCTAACCCAGAGGCCGAATTCGATAGTGCCGTTCAACTCGTCAACGAGTTCATCACCCGTGCCCGCCGAGGCGAGGGCCTGACCCTGAGCGACTTGCAGGATCGGTGGGCCGGCAGCCCGGTCGCACTGACGGGTGCGCTGTACCTGACGGCGATCGGTCAGCCGGTCGATGACCCTGACCACACCCCTCATCCTCGAGATCTCCGACGAGCCACCACATTCCTGGCGGGCTGGGCCACCGGCGACCCGGCAGTGTTCGAACCCCCAATGCAAGAGGCTGCCCGCGACGGACGCTTGCACCACCTACTTGCCGCTGTCGCCGAGCACGCCACTCAGGCGCTCGCGCTACGCACCAATCCACACAATCTGGCCGAACTCCGTCGTGCTGCAGCCATTTGGACCCAACAAGAAGAGGAGAAGTAAATGACTGACCCCACCCCCGGCGCCGAGCCCACTGAAGAGCCCACGGCCACAACACAAACCCCGCAGACAGAACCAATCGAATCCCCAGAAGATGGCTCGGAGCTGGCCCGCGAAGCGCGGTCGTGGCGCAAGAAATACCAGACATCCAAGAGTGAGGCCGAAACCCTGTCCGCATCCGTGACTGCTCTGCAGCGTCAACTGGTCGAACACCAAATCGCGGGCCGGGTCGTGGATCCGGCAGATTGGTGGTCCCAGGCCAACGTTGCCGATCTTCTGGCAGAAGATGGCAGTGTGGACGGTGAAAAGGTTGACGCCAAGGTCGCTGAAATCCTCACCGCCAAACCGCATTGGGCGCCCAAACTCAATCCCGCAGCGGCACCAGCCTCCGATGTCTCCGGCAACAGCAAGATCGACACGTCACAGTCCACTACGTCGTGGTCCCAGCTACTTAACCCAAAGCCCAAGTCGTAGTAGAATTGTCGTAGCGTCGGGCGCGAGCACAGCAGTTGCACCGGCCCGACGCACGACATAGCCCAGGTGGGCACACCGACGGCCAGACGGCCCAGATCGGTTCCTCTCAATCAACGCACGGTTGTGCAACCCACCTGAAAGGCAACACCCATGGCACTACTCACATCGAGTGCCGAAGGCATCCTCACCCCCGAGGAAGTCGGCGCACTCATCGTCCAGCCGGTCGAAAAGGCATCTGTGGCAATGCAGATCGCCACCGTCGTACACACCGGCTCACACGACTTCCGTATCCCGATCGTCACCGCCGACGCCACTGCGGCCTGGACCGCTGAAGGCTCGGACATCGCCGCATCCGATGCCGGGGTAGACGAAATCACGGTCACCCCCAAGAAACTTGCAGCTCTGTCGATCATCTCCAATGAGCTGGCCAACGACAGTTCACCGGCAGCCACCGAACTTGTCGGACAGTCCATCGCCCGGGATCTGGCGCGCAAGCTCGATGACGCGTTCTTCGGTAACACCGTGTCTAACGGCCCCTCGGGTCTGGAATCACTAACCAACTACCAGCTGGTCAACACCGCTACCGTCCCGCTGACCAACATCGACGCATTCAGCGAGGCAATCTCCAAGGCCGAAAACGTCGGTGCCAACGTGACGGCATTCGTCGCCAACGCCTCCACAGTCCTGGCGCTATCCAAGCTCAAGAAGCAGACGGGCAGCAACGAGCCTCTGCTCCAGGCCGATCCGACACTGCCCACACGTCGACAGATCCTCGGTGTACCACTGTGGTCAGTACCCGACACCGTGATCGACACCGGCGTCATCTGGGCCGTGGACAGCTCCCGGCTGTTCGTCGTCGTACGACAAGACGCCGACCTCGTGGTGGACAGCTCTCGATACTTCGAAAGCGACCGGCTCGGTATCCGCACCACTATGCGCATCGGGCTCGGATACCCGCACGAACAGGCCATCGTTCGCATCGGCGCCGACGGCAGCTAGACGGAGGCGATGGCGCGGCACCGCGGTGATGTCCTCCACCCGCGTCCAGCTGCCACGCCGCCGAGGCCCCGCACCCTGGTCATCAGACAGCCAGGGTGCGGGGCCAACACCAAGCAAGGAGACCCATGCCTAGAGCCCCGAAGATCTGCGCCAACGCCAGCTGCATCGCTCTGGTCGTCCCACCGCTGCGCTACTGCCCCGAGCACAAGACCAGCGGATGGGCTCGCAGTCCACGCACAGCCTCGGCTGATCGCACGAACACCCGCGCCTGGAAGATGCAGCGCGTCCGGTGTCTACAGCGCGACGGCCACCAGTGCCAGATCCGTGGTCCCCGCTGCACAGTCACCGCCACACAGGTCGACCACGTCACCCCCGTCTCCCAAGGCGGATCAGACGAGCTGTCCAACCTACGCGCGGTATGCGTGAGCTGCCACGCCGTCAAGACAGCACGAGAGGCCAGAGATGCACGCCTCTGAAACGCCCTGTGCCGCAGTGCCCATACATCTACCTACGATCGCCCCGAACATCGCGCAGACGACCACACAGAGGGCCAACACACACCCCCTGGCATGGACCCCTCCCCCCATACGTCAGGGCTGTCGGCCATGTCGCTCGGATTTCGGTCTCTGCATTGCACACAGAAGTCGTTTTTTGGACCCAGATACCCGGCTGCACGACGAAAATTGNATATCGGCAGTGTGGAATTGGCTATCGACCACCGTATTCCCCGGCCTGAAACTGGCATTCACCGCTATCGGGACCGCCGCCACCTGGTTGTGGAATAACGCGATAGCCCCGGCCTGGAATGGCATCAAAGCCGTCATCGGTGTCGCGTGGGAGGTTGTCTCCGACATCTTCAACAACTGGGTGCGGGTCGGCCAGCTCGTCGGACAAGGCGCAATGTGGTTGTGGAACAACGCAATCCAACCGGCATGGGACGGTATCAAGACCGCGATCAGCGCCGCGTGGGACTTCGTATCACCCATACTCGATAAGTTCTCCGCAGGATGGGATGCCCTCAAGTCAGGCATCTCCAGCGCCTCCAGCGCGATCAAAGACGCTGTCACATCCGCATTCTCAGGACTAGCCGCAGTCATCAAAGCGCCCCTGAAACTGCTAGGCACATTCCTTACCTCTATCCCGTCTGAGGTATTCGGGTTCCAGATCCCCGGCGCCGACAAACTCAACTCATGGGGTAAATCCCTACAAGGCTTCTCTGGTGGCGGATTGGTACGCGGACCCGGCTCAGGTACTTCCGATTCAATCCTTGCGTGGCTCTCCAACGGCGAAGGCGTTGTCACCGCCAAGGGCATGAAGCACGGCGCGGGAATCGTGGCCGCGTTGAATTCAGGGTGGGTGCCCTCGCCCGCATACCTGGCCGACATGATGCGCGCACCGGGCTACGCCGAGGGCCTGAACCCTGGCGCGGACTATCTGCGGTCCCTGGTGATGCGGATGTGGCCGCAGATCAAATCCATCGGCGGCAGGCGCTCCGAGGACGGGTACGGCGAACATTCGTCGGGCAACGCGATCGACATCATGATCCCGGACTACAACACCCCGCAAGGTATGGCCTTGGGTAATGCGATTGCGGCGATGTTGGCCAAGAATGCCAGCGCCCTGAATCTCAACGGGTTTATCTGGCGCCAGCAGAGCTACGGGTATGGCGGTTCGTTCACTCAGGGCAAGCAGATGCCTAACCGCGGTGATGACAACCAGAACCACATGAACCACCTTCACGTCATCCTCGGCTCTGGCAGAGGATCTGGCGCCGCAGCGGTCGGTCTGCCGACAAGCAGCATCTCCCTGCCCTCTGGTGGTTCGGTGTCCGCTTTGGGGTTCGGGGGCTCCTCGGGATCGGGTGCCTCATCAAAACAGTCTCGGGAAGCCGACGACCGGATCACGGATCTGTCCAACCGTCTCGATGTCACCGAGCAGGAGCTAGCAGACCTCGAATCCAACCCGAAGGCGAAAGAGACCACCAAGCAGCGCAAGCGCGATCAGGTCGACAAGCTCAAGCGCGACCTACAGCAGGCCAAGGATGACCGAGCGGCCCTAGACCTCGGTGGCTCCAGTGGCGGCTTCGGAGGCGGCAACAACCCGTACGCCAAGATCATGGAGGGAATCTCCGAGATCCTGCCGGACTTCGGCGGCCTGGCCGACATCGGTATTGGTGGGCTCAAGGAATCGCTTCTGCCTCCGGGGTTCTCGGACCCGATGCAATGGGGCTTTATGCAAGCCGGATCGACCCTCTTGAAGTTCTTCGGGGGCCTGCGCAACGTCTCCGATGGGAAACCCCTACTCGGCGAGGGCGGGGCACTCATGGCCAACATCACCGGCGCTGCCATGTCCGGGTCCGGCAGCGGAATCGTCGATGCGATAAAGACGATCATTCCGGCTCCGTTCGGCAGCATGGACGCCGCTCAACTCCAAGGCGCACCCGGCGATATCAACCCCGTCATCGCAGGTGCTCAAATCCCCGGCACCGGCTTCGGCGACATGGGCTCCGCTTTCTCCAGCGGCAGCGCCGGTCCCAACGGCAATGGCGCTCAAGTGGACCAGTCCATCAACTTCAACGCTCCCGTGGGTACTGGAGTAGATCAGGCGATGCAGAAAGCCCAGTCCGCCCAAAACCAGCAGTACCGCCGCAACAACGGCACACGGACGATGCCGAGCTGATTTCCCCTAGCGGCACAAAACATGTGTCCGAGCAACGGGATACCGCACCATCAAACCATGGAGGCAACAATGACGACCGCCGAGACCCGGCGCGAAGCACTGGCCGCGCAGCTGCTCAACCAACCGCGCCCCAACAACATTCTGGGCGTCCTGGAACAGCGAGACGCTATCGACCGCGTAGCCCAGGTCCAAGACGACGACACCGCCGCACGACTCATCGCCCTGGCCCTGTCTGTCGATGACGAAGTGATGGTGCGTGCCCTACTGCACGGCGCGTACCGGTACCGCTGGCGCCACACCATCGACACTTTCGCCGAATCAAAACCCGAACAGGCCACAGCCGCAACGGAACTGTGGACCCAGACAGAGAAGGAACATCATGGTAGGTAACGGCATGTTCGCCGAGCCTGGCGACCCGGACTCGATTTACCCCGGCGCCCAATCGCTGTACCCGCATCGAGAGCGCTACGAACGATCACCACACCCCGACTCTCGTCTTGAGCCGGGTAACGTGCACGCGAAGGCTCTAGGCGACTTGCAGGGCACGGCTTTTGAGCAGTCCTACTCGATATTCGAGAACGCCCGCAAGGAATACACCAAGCACCTGGACAAGCTCAAAGAAGTTGAGCACCTGTACAGCGACGACGGCTACAGGATGCAGATAGATCAATTCCAAGAAAGCCCTGCCGCCAAGGCGATCGACGACGCCGTGAGGCTAGTCGAGACGCGACGTGACGAGGCCCAGGCGGACATGGAGAAGGTCTTCCGGGAACTATCGCCGCATGGCGACGCCGCCGCAGAGAGCAGGGCCAGCCGGTACTGGCACCGCTGCGAACGCCTGCTCGACAGCAGCCGTGACAACAAACTCGCGGTGGCCGAAGAGATGGTGCGCAAGGCATCCAAGGAAGAGCTAGGCACCTTGCTGCAAGAACTCCCCACCTACCTGAGAAGTGTTGGCATAGGCGACAGCTGGATCGATGAATCGGTGGCCCAGCACGCACCCAATTACGGCAAGGCCAAGAACCGCCTCCAGCGCGCCGAGCAGGCCGTGATGGTGGCCAACGCCAACGCACGACAACTACGGGAATCATTCACCAACCGCCAAGCCCGACCCAGCACCATTCCGCACCTACGCGAACGCGACCCCGACAAGTGACTTCGGTGTTGACGATGCCACCAGCCGCAACGGCTACCGGTGTCGTGACCACAACACCGGATAGTGCCGAGGACGGTCACACCTCGCGCACCAACCCCGGCCCGTCTACGCATACCGCGCGGTCACCTCGCCCGGTTCCCCGCGTGATGCCGCACAGACGAGCCACCGGCCCCGCGCTCTGGTCCTCAGACAACCAGGGTGCGGGGCCAACACCAAGCAAGGAGACCCATGCCTAGAGCCCCGAAGATCTGCGCCAACGCCTCTTGTATAGCTCTGGTCACCCCACCGCTGCGCTACTGCCCCGAGCACAAGACCAGCGGATGGGCCCGCAGTCCACGCACAGCCTCGGCTGATCGCACGAACACCCGCGCCTGGAAGATGCAGCGCGTCCGGTGTCTACAGCGCGACGGCCACCAGTGCCAGATCCGTGGTCCCCGCTGCACAGTCACCGCCACACAGGTCGACCACGTCACCCCCGTCTCCCAAGGCGGAACAGACGAGCTGTCCAACCTACGCGCGGTATGCGTGAGCTGCCACGCCGTCAAGACAGCACGAGAGGCCAGAGATGCACGCCTCTGAAACGCCCTGTGCCGCAGTGCCCATACATCTACCTACGATCGCCCCGAACATCGCGCAGACGACCACACAGAGGGCCAACACACACCCCCTGGCATGGACCCCTCCCCCCATACGTCAGGGCTGTCGGCCATGTCGCTCGGATTTCGGTCTCTGCATTGCACACAGAAGTCGTTTTTTGGACCCAGATACCCGGCTGCACGACGAAAATTGCAGGTAGATCATGATAAATCGCACTAATAGCAAATCTGCTGGTGACGTACTAATCGACCGCATCACCGCGGACATGAAAGAAGCCGGTTTAGCGCCCGATGGGCGGGAATTTGAGTGGCTGGAGCAGGCCCGCCACTTGGCGAATCGTATTGCCGAGCTCGAAGAATGCATTACAGCCGATGGCCTGACGGTGGTGCTGAATAGCGGTCGGGCCGTGCTGCACCCCGCGGTCGCCGAAGTACGTCAGCACCGTGCGGCGCTGGCTCGGGTGCTGGCCGGTATCCAGATGGAAGAGACCAGCGTCAAGGACCCGACCAAGCAGAAGGCGGCTCAGGCTAAGTGGCGGGCGCACAACGAGGCCCGGAAACGGGCGCAGGGCATTGGCTAGGCGCATCCGCCCCGAGNCCGCAGTCCACGCACAGCCTCGGCTGATCGCACGAACACCCGCGCCTGGAAGATGCAGCGCGTCCGGTGTCTACAGCGCGACGGCCACCAGTGCCAGATCCGTGGTCCCCGCTGCACAGTCACCGCCACACAGGTCGACCACGTCACCCCCGTCTCCCAAGGCGGAACAGACGAGCTGTCCAACCTACGAGCGGTATGCGTGAGCTGCCACGCCGTCAAGACAGCACGAGAGGCCAGAGATGCACGCCTCTGAAACGCCCTGTGCCGCAGTGCCCATACATCTACCTACGATCGCCCCGAACATCGCGCAGACGACCACACAGAGGGCCAACACACACCCCCTGGCATGGACCCCTCCCCCCATACGTCAGGGCTGTCGGCCATGTCGCTCGGATTTCGGTCTCTGCATTGCACACAGAAGTCGTTTTTTGGACCCAGATACCCGGCTGCACGACGAAAATTGCAGGTAGATCATGATAAATCGCACTAATAGCAAATCTGCTGGTGACGTACTAATCGACCGCATCACCGCGGACATGAAAGAAGCCGGTTTAGCGCCCGATGGGCGGGAATTTGAGTGGCTGGAGCAGGCCCGCCACTTGGCGAATCGTATTGCCGAGCTCGAAGAATGCATTACAGCCGATGGCCTGACGGTGGTGCTGAATAGCGGTCGGGCCGTGCTGCACCCCGCGGTCGCCGAAGTACGTCAGCACCGTGCGGCGCTGGCTCGGGTGCTGGCCGGTATCCAGATGGAAGAGACCAGCGTCAAGGACCCGACCAAGCAGAAGGCGGCTCAGGCTAAGTGGCGGGCGCACAACGAGGCCCGGAAACGGGCGCAGGGCATTGGCTAGGCGCANTGCCTAGAGCCCCGAAGATCTGCGCCAACGCCTCTTGTATAGCTCTGGTCACCCCACCGCTGCGCTACTGCCCCGAGCACAAGACCAGCGGATGGGCCCGCAGTCCACGCACAGCCTCGGCTGATCGCACGAACACCCGCGCCTGGAAGATGCAGCGCGTCCGCTGCCTACAGCGCGACGGCCACCAGTGCCAGATCCGTGGCCCCCGCTGCACAGTCACCGCCACACAGGTCGACCACATCACCCCCGTCTCCCAAGGCGGATCAGACGAACTGTCCAACCTACGAGCGGTATGCGTGAGCTGCCACGCCGTCAAGACAGCACGAGAGGCCAGAGATGCACGCCCCTGAAACTCCCTGGGCCGCAGTGCCCATACATCCACCTACGATCGCCCCGAACATCACGCAGACGACCACACAGATGGCCAACACACACCCCCTGGCATGGACCCCTCCCCCCATACGTCAGGGCTGTCGGCCATGTCGCTGTAAATCCCGTCTCTGCACGCATAAACGCACCGTTTTGATTGGAGGACACCATGGCTAGGTCCACAGAGGCCCGTCGCATAGTCCGTGAGCTGGAAAAAGAGCTCGAATCAGCGTCCGTGAGGGCGCAAAGAAAGCTGTCATTTACGGCCACAGAACGGGCCATTTTGGACCTGATTTGCGCCAATATTGACCGAATTTCGGACCTAAAAGCGGCCTACGACGAGACCACGGAGGTCAAGGTACGCATCAAGCTCTCCACCGAGATGCGGCTACTTGAGTCGTCGGCGGCCCGGATGCTCAAGGGATTCAAGACCGATCTTCCTGCCGCTGAGACGAGCACGACGCAGAAGGCGCGTAAGGCTGCCGACGTTAGATGGCTGAACCGTGCCTAGGGTCAGTGACGAGTCTTGGGGCACTTATGCGCAATACCGCCATCCGGGCGCGTGGGCTGCCGTGGTGTCCGAGGAGCGGTCACGACAGTCGGAAAGCATCTCCCCGTACCTAGAAGATCCTCGGATGTTCCTGACGCTGTCCGACGCTGAGGCCAAGGTGCTGAAAGCCAAGGCGGTGCGAGACGCAGGCGCCCTGTTTGCCCAGCGGCACCAGAACCCCCAGCCCATCACGGTCTCCCGTGCGGTGCTGCGATGCCTGCGCTTACCGAACGACCTTCCGATGCTCGAAGACCGCAGCATCCACTGGTACACCGTGCATCCTGACGACACGATCGAGGCAGCTGATGCGCCCTGACGGTCCGGGGTTCTTCGCCGAACTCATGTACGCGGTGAACGCGGCGCCGTGGGACATCGGCGGGCCTCAGCCGGTGATCCGGCAGCTGGTCGCCCTCGGCGCGGTGCGCGGTGAGGTGGTGGAACTCCGCAAAACCGATAACTGGTACCTGTACTCGATCACCAACGATCATGTGGTGCCGGGGTGCCCAGGATCACCGAAAGCCTAGGCTGGTTAGGTCTGGTCTACCCCCATCTGGGCAAGGTCAAGACTTAACCTTGCCCTCGCAGGTGGCTACAAAACCCGTCTGATCTTGTCGTAAGTTACGACTTGATCTGATGGATGAGAGTTTCAACTTGAAACGCTCAGCGGCCCTCTTTGCGGCCTGCATGTTGAAGGTCTCAACGTCCACTCGCCGGACGTTTGATGAAGGAGGNCGACAACTACGGGAATCATTCACCAACCGCCAAGCCCGACCCAGCACCATTCCGCACCTACGCGAACGCGACCCCGACAAGTGACTTCGGTGTTGACGATGCCACCAGCCGCAACGGCTACCGGTGTCGTGACCACAACACCGGATAGTGCCGAGGACGGTCACACCTCGCGCACCAACCCCGGCCCGTCTACGCATACCGCGCGGTCACCTCGCCCGGTTCCCCGCGTGATGCCGCACAGACGAGCCACCGGCCCCGCGCTCTGGTCCTCAGACAACCAGGGTGCGGGGCCAACACCAAGCAAGGAGAACCCCATTGCCTAGAGCCCCGAAGATCTGTGCCAACGCCAGCTGCATAGCTCTGGTCACCCCACCGCTGCGCTACTGCCCCGAGCACAAGACCAGCGGATGGGCCCGCAGTCCACGCACAGCCTCGGCTGATCGCACGAACACCCGCGCCTGGAAGATGCAGCGCGTCCGGTGTCTACAGCGCGACGGCCACCAGTGCCAGATCCGTGGTCCCCGCTGCACAGTCACCGCCACACAGGTCGACCACGTCACCCCCGTCTCCCAAGGCGGAACAGACGAGCTGTCCAACCTACGCGCGGTATGCGTGAGCTGCCACGCCGTCAAGACAGCACGAGAGGCCAGAGATGCACGCCTCTGAAACGCCCTGTGCCGCAGTGCCCATACATCTACCTACGATCGCCCCGAACATCGCGCAGACGACCACACAGAGGGCCAACACACACCCCCTGGCATGGACCCCTCCCCCCATACGTCAGGGCTGTCGGCCATGTCGCTCGGATTTCGGTCTCTGCATTGCACACAGAAGTCGTTTTTTGGACCCAGATACCCGGCTGCACGACGAAAATTGCAGGTAGATCATGATAAATCGCACTAATAGCAAATCTGCTGGTGACGTACTAATCGACCGCATCACCGCGGACATGAAAGAAGCCGGTTTAGCGCCCGATGGGCGGGAATTTGAGTGGCTGGAGCAGGCCCGCCACTTGGCGAATCGTATTGCCGAGCTCGAAGAATGCATTACAGCCGATGGCCTGACGGTGGTGCTGAATAGCGGTCGGGCCGTGCTGCACCCCGCGGTCGCCGAAGTACGTCAGCACCGTGCGGCGCTGGCTCGGGTGCTGGCCGGTATCCAGATGGAAGAGACCAGCGTCAAGGACCCGACCAAGCAGAAGGCGGCTCAGGCTAAGTGGCGGGCGCACAACGAGGCCCGGAAACGGGCGCAGGGCATTGGCTAG